GAACGCGTTGATCGTCCGGTTGGCCGTGTCGGCCCGGTCGGTTCCGCCCAAAAGCTCGGCCGCTACAAATTCGAGAGCCGGAGGAACGATCATCTTCTTGGTCGGGATGCGCAGCTTTTTGCCGCGGTGATCGACCGTCTGCCGCATATCCGTCAGCGCCAGCTGAATGCTGGTCACGTCGGGATCGGTGGCATAGGAGAGCCGGTTGGTCTGCGTGCCCCCGCCCACCAGCGGATGGGCCGTATTGAACAGCGATACGCCGTCCGGGCCGGTGCCGGTGGTGAAGCCGGTATTGAAGATCGAGGCGGCAACCACTTCCTGCGTTTCGTAGGCGCTGCGCCCCAGTTCGGTTGCGAGCTTGCGCACTACCCCGAACTTGTCATCGTCCACCGCCACGCGCGAGACCTTGAAGCCCAGCGAATACTGGGCATGCACGTAGGTCTTGTTGAAGCCCGGCAGCGGATCGTCGTAGCGCGTGGTGTCGTTTTCGGGCACCAGCGCGAACTGTCCGAAGCCGGTCACTTCGGTGGTCTGCTCGATGGAACGGGAGCTCGTCTCCATGCGGAAGACTTCCGAAAACTCTTGCGGAAATCTCGAGTACTTCGTCATGACGACCTCGTCGATCGCAGGCAGCATGCTCTGCAGATAGAGGTCGGGAAGAATCGTTCTTACAAACATTGTCCCTTGTCCTCCTTACACGCCTGCGGTCTGCTGGCCGAGTTCGTGCTTGTTGATCAAAACTTCTAAAATCGCGGAATCGCCCTCCGCGTTGGGCGAGATCATAGCCACGCGGCTGATGCGCAGATCGAGCGTGGCGGTGGTCGCGATGGTCGCGCCGTCTACGCTCATCCCGCTCTGCCTTGTGGTGGTCGAGCCGGCCGTCGTTAGTGAAATATTGGCGTTCTTGCCGATATGCGAGCCGGTCGCGATACTGGTCCCGGTCTTGGCCTGGCCGATGTAGATTACGTCGATCTCGTCGGTCACCATGTGCGGGGTGGCGGTCGAAGCCGCGCCGTAGTTGAGGCTCACACCCTGCCACAACGTGGTTCCCGGTGTTCCCTGGTATCCGGTCTGGATGGTCGGCAGATTGTAGCCGGTCGGTGATTCGGCGAGCGTCACGGCCCCGGTGACTTTCTTCACCGCGTCGAACATGAAGATCGCGTTTGCGTCGCTAGCAGGCTTCCCGTATTCCTGCGTGGCCCACGGCGCGCCGCCGAGCCGGATCACAGGACGGAAGCCGAAAGGAGAATTCTGATTTGCCACTGAGTCTTTACCCCTCCACGGGTCCTGCGCCTATATTCGACAGCTTGGGTGAAAAAGTGCTCCGCCCGGGTCTAAGATGTGAACATGCCGACTAATCACAGCAGCAACACGCAACGGGGAACAGCTCCCGAGGAGGTGCATATCGAGGTGGTCGACGGGCGCAGCATGCGCACGCTCGTCCTCGCCATGCCCGGCATCACCGATCGCATGGGCGAGCTCGAGGAGTCGCTGGTGCAGTGGCGCCGCCAGTTCCTCGGAACAAGCTACGGCAGCGGCCGGCAGAACCGGACGCCGCAGCAGCAGAACCGCACCCAGCAGCAGAACCGGAGCCAGCAGCCGAACCGCGCTCAGAAGTCCAAGTCCGGCTCTGCGAATACCGCCAAAAGAAAGCCGGTGGCCACCGCCCAGCGTTCGACCGGAGCCGCGCAATCGAGAAGCAACACGCAGCAGGGACAGGCCGCGGGCGGCAGCCACCGTTAGCTTCAGCCTACGCGCTGCTCGACGCGCTGCTGGCGCTCGATCCGCACGCCCGCCGAGCGGGTCTCGCCCACCCAGCCCTCCGTCTCGGTAGCGTTGGCGGTGATCTGGTCGCCCGCGCCCAGAGGCGCGATCCCGCCGCGCATGCCGCGCGGAATCTCCCGCGCCAGGCTCTCGCGGTAGGCCTCTTCGATCTCCCGGACTTCGGTCTCCGATTCGGCCGCGAACCGCTCCCGCCGCGCATCCGCGATCTCCTGCCGGATCTCGCCCAGATAGAGCGTTCCCGCCTTCACCTTGTCTCCCGTGTGCGGATCGGTCACGAGCGTATAGCCCCGCATCCCGAGCGTATCCATGCAGCGCTCGCTCAGGAACTTGTAGGCGAATCCCGGACGCTCGTACCGCTGCACCGTATCGCGCAGCACGTTGCCTCCCATAATCATCGGATCGAGCGTATCGGAACTGTCGATCTCCACCGTACGGCACGGGATCTTCAGAATGCGCTCGCGCAGCGCGTTGGCAAAGGCCTCTTTGCCGAAGCGCGCGATCGCCGCCCGCGCGCCCCGCTTCAGCATCTCGTCCTGAAACGCGCCCGCGCCCTTGGTCATCACCGCGTCGAAGGTGGCCGCGGCATAGTCCACCAGGCCGTGCCTTTCGAGCATCAGCCGCATATGCGGATTGGAATCGACCAGCGGATCGGGCCCGTAGACCACGCGCGTAATCGTGGCTACCGGATCCCCGAAGGCCTTGCGGTCCCACTCGTCGATGAACTCGGCCGCATTCCCCGCCGGCTCTTTGTCTTTCAGGTCCAGGCCCAGATCCACGGGCTCGGGAATAGAATTGAGGATGCGCTCCTCGCGCATCTTGAGTACCTGCTCGTTGGCGGCCTGCACCGGATCTGCCGCCGGTGCCGGCCGCCTTGTTTTATTGATCGCCATTACCGGCTCCTCCTGCTGACTTTCACGCCCGCTTTGGCGCGCGCTTTGAACGCCTCAACCGCCTGCTCGTAGCTCATCGGCTTGCCGTCCTTGCCCGGCTGGCCCACCAGCATCCCCGAGATGATGCGCTGCTCTTCAGGCGATATGGAATCGTCGTCTTCGTCGTCGAGATCGGCCGCGCGCCGTCCGCCGCGGTCGCTGCCCTGCGCCTGAATCCGCGCCAGCCGATCCTGCTCCCGCTGCGCCTTGCGCTCTTCGCTCTGCTGCTGCGGCGTTTTCGCCTTGCCCGAGCGCAGCCAGTCCCGGTCCACCTGCTTGGCCGCCAGTTCCATCGCCATCGTCTCCGGCACCCCGTTACGCTTCAGTTCGCCATAGGCCTCCGCCGTCGCTTTGAAGAATTCCGACTTGCGGTCCTTCAGGTCGGGGAAGTTCTCGAGCAGTTCGCTCTCTTTGGCGAGAGTGGCCGCCTTGGTGTTGACCGTGGACTCCACCTCGTCCCGCGAAACATAGCCGTTTTTGCGGGCCCACTTGTTGAGGTATTTGTCGAACTCTTTGCCGCCCTTGGCGGCGAGATCGAGCACATCCACCTCTTCGTCGCTCTCCGCGGGCTTGTCCGCCGCCTTATCGGCGCCTTTGCCGCCGCCCGCGGCGGTAGCTTTCTCGTACCAGAACTGCGTGGCTTTTTGGGCCTCGGCGGCCTGCGATTTGAGCGTGTCCAGCTCTTTTTGGAGCGCGGCCACGTCTACGGATGGCTGCGCCTGATCTTCACTACCCGGATTGGGTGTGATTTCGGTTCCGTTCATAAATGAAGTTGGTTGTGTCCGAACTGGGTGCCCCGGTAGAGGTCGCTGCGCTTGCCGATATACGGACCGGCGCAGTCGCCGCAGAGCATCTGCAGAATGCCGTCCTTGGGCACCACATACATGCGGACGGCCATCTCGAGCGGATGCCGCTCGGCGAGCTCGGCGCGCGTGGCATCACAGCCCTGGCACCCGTTGGGCAGCGCGCCTCCCAAAAAATCGAGCGCGTGTAGATGCCACTCCAGGCAGTATTCGCAAATAATGCCCGAATGGCCGCGCAGCTGATGGACCCGGTGGCGGGGCCTCTCTCGCGAGCACCAGTTGCACCGGTGCGTCTCGGTGAACAGGGCGAGGCTCAATGCTGATTGGTGTACGGGCTCCGCATCGCGTGCGCCGCGGCCGTGCCGGCCAGCACCGTGCCCGCGGCCGCGGCCGGCCCGCCGTACTTGTTCACCAGGATCGCCAGCCCGGCATTCATCGCCGCCACCAGCACGTTCTGTAGAATCGCTTTCCAGTCGTTACTCATTTTTTCGGTCCTTTCATCTCCGTCAAAATCTGCTCCGGCAGCGCCAGCACCATGCGCAGCGCCGCCGCCTGCCCCTGCGCGCGCCGCAGCTTCAATTCGTCATCGGCCCGTTCACAGTCCGCGCCCGCCACCTGCAGCGCTTTTCTGATGCGCTCGCCAAACAGCTGAAACGCGCCCGACCGGACCATGTTCTCGAAGGCCTCGCGCTCGAGCGCGTCGAACCGGTCCATCAGGAGTTCCCGTGGAGGCCTTCGTCGTGCCCGCTATAAAGGAACGGACCCGCCGCCTGCGGATTGCCCGGCGGCTGGGTCACCGTCTGCCCGCCGAACAGGCCTCCCGGAAACGCGAGCGGCTTCCCCTGCCCCAGCAGTTGGCCCGCCGCCTGCACCGCCTGCTCCACCACCGCCTGCTGCAGCTTCTTCTGCTGCAGCTGCAGGATATGATCGTGATAATGCAGCACCAGTTTCTGAATCGCTTCCGGATCCGCCGTCGCTCCGCTCGGATCGCTTTCAGCCCTTTTGAGGTCCTTCATGTGGCGCGTTAAATGCAGCAGATCGTTATCCAGCGGATTGACGTGAATCTCTTCGCCATGCAGCAGATTCAGCCACTCGAGCTTGGGATCGACCGGCATGTCGGGCGCCGGAGGCTCCGGCACCAACTGCTCGAAATTGGGATCGCCCAGCGCCTCGTGCGCCTCCCGCGTCACCTGCCATAGCGCGCGCGGGTTCTGCACGATCAGCGGATTCTGCAGATCGAGCTGATAGCGCGCGAGCGCCTGCTGCTTCTTGGCCTCGCGGCTATACACCGAATTCGCGAACTGCAGCTTGAAGTCGTAGCGGCCGTCGCGGTCCTCGAGCGTCAAAATGGACGCTCCGTTGTTCACCGGAAACAGCCCGTCCGCGTCCTCCTCGGTCACCCGGAAGAACACCTGCTCGGGCGAGAACATATACTCCAGATCCCAGAAGTGAGCCAGCACATCGCTCATGTCTTCGCGCAGCACCTTGGTGTCGAGCGAGATCCGCACATTGCCCTCTTCGAGCAGCTGCTGCGTCTGCACGCCCGTGCGCGGCGCGTTGGGCCGGTCGCTCTGCCGGCCCAGATGCATATCGCTCATCCCGGTCAGCCTCTCGCCGTACGCCAGGATCACCTGCTCTTTCCAACTCGCGAGACCCATATCGGCGCGGATCTCGATCTGCCGCATATCCGTCGCCGGATTATCGAGCGGAATCGCCAGGCCGGGCTCGAGCTTGAAGCTCTCCGGATTCATGCCGCTCGCCGGCCGGTAGCCGATCGGCGGATTCATCGCCATCTGTCCCGCTTCGGTTGCCTGGTTGTGGTTCGCGCGCAGCTCGTCCTCGAGATCCACCAGCAGCTCGATCAGCCCCGGCGACCAGTAGGTTCCGTCCGCGAACATCGACGACTCGACAAACGGCCGCCGGTTCTTTTTGGTCGGATAGAGATCCTCCAGATCCTGCACCCCGATCACCAGCCGCAGGTCCCACAGGAACTTCACGCAGAACTCGCGCTGATAGGTCTCGCGCTTATCGAAGTCCCACTCGCCCGCGTCTTTCTTGCCCTTCTTGAGCGGCCTCCATTTGCCGTACCACTCGAGCACCATCACCCACTCGCCCGAACTGAGCGGACGCTGGTAGAGGATCCCTTCGGCCTCGTCCTTTTCGCGCTTGATGTCTTCGCCCTCGAAATCGCGCTGCTGTCCGTGCTGCGCGATATTGAGGATCTGCTTCCAGTTCTTCTTGATGTTCTGGTAGCGGCCCTGCTCTTCGCCCCGCAATAGCTCATCGGGAGAAACGCGCCTCCGCCGGATGCAGTAGGAGAACTCGTGCAGCGAATGGACCTCTTCGGCGGGCACGATGAAATCGTCGGGCCAGAGCGGCTCAAAGCCCGGACCTTCGTAGTCCACCACTTCCTGATCGCGCACCGTGAAGGTGTCGCGCCTCCAGCGCGATTCGGCCACGCTGCGCCCGAAGATCAGCTTGCGGTTGACGAACTCGCAGAAGGGCTTGATCAGCTTCATCGAGTTGAACACGCGCCAGCTCATGTACTTCGAGATCTTCTTGTCCCGCCGGAAATCGGAAGCTCCCACCGGCACCGCCACGATCTCGGCATCGTCGCCGAACAGCGAATCCATCTCCTTCGACCACTTGGTCAGCAGGTTCCAGCGGCAGTACGGCACCGGCAGATTGGAGGCGTTCTCTTCGCCCATCTCGGGCATATCCACCGATCCGCGGAAGCGCCGGTAATACTCACGCCAGCGGTTGATGCGCGAGTTGTGATCGGCAATCGCGTTGCGGTAATCGCTCTGCACGCGGTTGCCGATGCGGTCCAGCTCCGGCTGGGGCCATTTCAGTTGAAAGTCGCTCTGGTTCATTGGAATCGTTCGAGCAGAATGTCCATCACTCGGCCGAGCCGCCGGCACTCCGCGCATTCCTCTTCGCAATCGGAGCCGTGGTGCACCAGAAAGGCGAACTGCTCCACCAGCAGCTTTTCCGGTACGGACTCCGGTATCGGCCGTATATGCGTCAACGGATCAACCTCCTGCCTCTGTCCTCTGTTTCGACACCGGGGCGGCCGTAATGCGTGATCTTGGGCGCCGGCCGCGCCTCCGGCAATCGCGGCTTCGGCATGCGGCTCATCACGATCACCGCGAACGCGAGCGCGAGCACGGTGTCGTCATGGCATCCCGACTGCGCCTCCGCCTTGCCCCGCGGCGTGATCACGAACGTCAGCAGCTCCTGCTGCGTGATCGGGTCATGCACGAAGATGGCGGACTGCCGTATGGCCTCGTCGAGCAGCGACAAAGCCTGCTCGCGCGATACCGGATCCGTATTCCAGCCGATCTTGTCGGAGCGCACTGCCGGATCCTGATCCGGCTGGACGGGACGATGGTAGATCAGCGCCGGCGGATAGTTCAGATTGAGCAGCGCCTCGAGCGAGCCGATGCCCGCGCCGGTACGCTCGAGACAGACCTGCGCGTTGTGATAGAACCGCAGCAGCCGGTAGACATAGCGCCCGAACTCCCCCGGCATCATGCGCGCCCGCAGCACCGCGCACTGCTCCCCCGTATCGCGGTCGAAGATATGGCACACCGCCCAATCGGGATCGGGCTCGCCCTCGCCTCCGCTCGCGTCCGCCCCGCCCGAAGGATCGGCCCCCGCCGCATAGTAGCGTCCCCGCTCGGGCATGCGGTAGATGCGCAGCGCTCCGTGCTCCCCCGGCAGAAACACCGGCCGCTCTTCAATGCCCACCTGCTCGATCTGCAGCTCGCCCACGATGGCTTCGCGCTGGATCGGCATGCGCGCGATATGCGGAATCGAGAACCGGTTGCGCGAGTTGGCGGTGAAGGCCTCCTCCGGAGCCGCCGGATGCTCGCGCTTGAAGCGCGCCAGATCGCCCGCGAAATCGTTGGCTATGGTCCAGCGCCGCCAGTACAACTGCTCGAGCGATAAGTTAAAGCGTTGCTTTAGCTCCCACTCTTCCTTCGTGAGCATGCCCTGGAACCGGTCGGCCGAGATCTCAAGCCGCATGCGGTTCCCCGGATGCTCCCACCAGCCGAGGAACAGGCCCAGCCATTCGCTCGCCGATGCCGGATCCATGGCCTGCTGCCACAGCTTATGGAAGTAGTCTCCGATGGTCTTGGCGGTGCCTTCGATGATGGCTGTGGTGTCCGGTGTCTTGGGCACCGCGGACATCACCGCGGCGAGCGTAGAGGCGGGATTGGGGTAGTAGGGAAACTCCGAGAAGTGAGCGTTGGTGATGCGGAAGCTGCGCCCGAAATTGGCGCTGCCCGCGGTATGGATCTGGATGAAGCTCGACTCCGGATCGCCCGCGTACTCGTAGTAGATGCGGTCGCTCAGCAGCCGCGCCGGCGGCAGCTTGATAACTTTGCCGAACGGCTCATAGCGTTTGTGGAACCGCTCGTAGATGCTGAAGATGTTGTTCACCGAAGTCTCGTCGTGCGCGAGCACCACGGTGTGTACGCCCGCCTGAAAGGCGGTGTCGTGGAAGAAGCGCGCGGCGGTGCCGGTCGTGGCCCGGATGCGGCGCGATTTGAGATACACGATGCGCGCGGGCTTGCCCAGCTTGCGCTGTTTCTGGATCGCCTCTTCCAGGCGCACCTGGCCGGGCGAGTACGCCGGATCCGCCGGATCGGCGTAGTTCATCGGGATCAGCTCGCGTGCCTCGGTCTCGACGGTCAGCGACTCGCGGGCAAAGACCGCATGGTCCTGGAACCCGCGGAAGATCTCCTCCGGCTTCAGCTTAGTCGCTCTCGGAGTAGAACCGGCGCACGAGCTTCATCCAATATTGCTCGAGCGCGGTGCAGAACTCGGCATGATCGCCCGAGCCGAACACGCAGGCCTGGCAGCACTGGTCGGCCGCCGGCTGATATACACGGGATACGATTTCGTCCATAAAACCTGTTACGCCGCCTCCGCGGGGGATAAAGCGAGCTCGGCCGCCATCTTTTCGCGCGCGCTATAGAGCCGCACCCGCGCCCAGTTGGAGGCGCGCCCATAAGAGGCCGCAATCGCGGCCGGCCTTTCGCCCGCCACCGCCCGCCGAAACACCGCGCGCTCCTCGCTCGTCAGGCAGCTCATGGCTTGCTCGAGACGGCGCATGCGCTCCGCGTCGGCTGCGATCTCATCCGGCTGCGGGCCGGGATCGGTATGCAGCTTCGCCGGCAGATAGCCCAAGCGCTCTTCGATGGCTTCAAGCGATGCGTGCTGCTCTTCTTTATAGGCGCGCCGTTTATTCGCGTCGATGATGGCGCCGCGCACGCGCAGATAGGCAAACCGCGGAAAGGCTCCGTCTTCGGATCGGTAGCGGTCGGCCGCCTGAATCAGCCCCACGCGCCCCTCCTGCACCAAATCGCGGATATCGAGGTGACTGGCGAACTTGTGCGCCAGATGCCGCGCCAGGCGCTCGGCCATGGGCAGGTGCTCGAGGATCAGCGCTTCGCGCCGCTTGGCCAGGCGCTGCGCCACCGCGCCCGCCAATCCCCGGTGGTAGCGGTCCCACTGCCGCTGCGTCAGTCTAATGACCGGCATGGACCACCTCCGCGCGCTTGGCATAGAGCATCACGAACTGTTCCCACGTCACCAGTCCCGGCTCCTGCGCCTCGACCTCTTTGCGTCCCTGCGCGAGCTCGAGCATCGTCTTCAGCCGCCCCACCGCGCGCAGTTGGATCTCGTGATTGGCATTGCCGTCATCGCGCTGGGCATCGAGCGCGCGGTCGACCGCATCGAGAGCTTTGACCGTTAGCGCCTCGAGCGTTCTGCGGTGCGGGCGCATCATGTCCGCGATGATGAGCTGCGTTTCGGGCTCGCTCACCAGGCGCTCCACATGACGCACCGAAGCCTGCGCCTCGGCCGCGATCTGCTTCGGCGTCTGGCCCGCGATTACGCCCCGCGCCACCACCCGGCGCTTGGCCTCTTTACTGGCCTTGGTTCCTTTCGGCATCAAGTTTTTCCGCGGCCGCGCGGATCACCGCGTCGGCATAGTTTCGTTTCAAAAAAACCGGATAGTCGTCTGTGTAGTATTCCGACCTGCGCCAGCGGCGCAGATGCGGAATCGCGTCCTCCACCTGGCCCGCGAAATCGATCTCGGCCAGGGTGTCGCGATGGAAGCTAAACATCGTTGCGGACGCACTTGAACGTCCGCGATCCCGTGCGCTCCTCAACCACGAAGCTCGGGTGTAGCGACTTGGGAATGAACTTGTCGATGGCCGCGCCGAACGGAATGGTCACCAGCGCCACCGCGGCGTCGAGCGAGCCCACGGCCTTCTTCAGCGCGGCAAACGCCTTTCCCGGATGAACCACGGTGCGCTCGTTCTCGCGCGCGCCCAGCTGGATCGTGTACCGCGCGCCTTTGGCGAGCTGCGGCTGGCCGGCCGGAAGCGACTCGTACCAGCTCTCGATCTCTTTCTTGAGTCTTTTGTGCTCCGCTACTACCGGCGCGAACTGCTGGATCTGCGTGTCCAGCTCGCCGTAGCGGTCAATCGTCGTTTCGAGACCCTGGGCTTTGGGGGAGGCGGGCATCTACGACCAGTATTTCGGACCCGGAGGTATAAAAACATACGTAATTTCCCACTACCTCTATAGGCGCGATCGATTCCGGCGGTGCAATTATCAAATCTGCTTATACGGCTTGCCGCCGGGTTACCAGGCGGCAATCCCAAGTGTTGCGGCTGTTGGCCATAGGGAAGTTGAACAAAGAGATTGCATGGGAGCTCGGCCTCTCGGAGAGCACCGTAAGCAATTACGTGAGCGGGCTTTTGCGCATTCTCGAGTGCCGAAATCGGGTCGAACTGGCGCTCTGGAGCCACCGGGAGGATCCGTCGAACCACGCCACCCAGCTCCAGTGACCTGCGCGCGTTGCGGTCAGAGTTTAGAGCCCCAGACCGGCAAGCGCCCGGCCTGGCCGGGCTCCCTCGACTTCAGCCCCGGAGTGCGCCTCACCGCGCGCGAACTCGAAGTCGCGCGCCTGGTCGCGCAAGGATTAGCCAACAAAGAGATCGCCGCGGCGCTCCGGATCAGCCCGGGCACGGTCAAACTTCACATCAAGCATTCGCTGTTCAAGGTCGGCCTTGAGAACCGCGTGCAACTGGCTCTATGGTGGGTGTGGCGGGAACTGAGGGCACCCGCCGCCTAACGAGAGATCTACGTCTGAGACGTGATTAGTGCGACACGCTCCGCACATACCACTACCGCCCACTCGTATCGGCGCCGCCTAGCCCACGGGCGTGATACGTGCGGCGAGTTCCGCACATACCACTACCGCCGCCGCGCAGGATTGCGGTGAGCGTGATTAGTGCGACACGCTCCACACATACCACCACCGGCGGATGGCTTATGGCATTCCGCGCGCTTGCTCCTGCCGTTCCGCCGCGATCTCTTCGAGCAGCAGGATGGCCTCATCGAGCACCTGCTGATGCTCGAGAAGCGAGTCGATCATGCGCCGGATACGCTCGGAGCGCTCGCCCTCGGGGACTGTTGCTTCCATAACGACACGGTACCTCTGGGACCGCTCGCGAGTGATTTAAATAGCGTGGCGCAAGGATGGGCCTCTATAATCCCCTTGAAGCGAGTACGTGCCTTTTGGGCCTGCACGTACTCGTGAATCAAGGAGAGTACAGATTGGATACACAGCCAGAATACATCACCAAAGACATCGCCGCGAAACTTCTTGGCGTCATGCCGCGGCGCGCGCTCGAACTCGCCGACGAGGGCAAGATTCGAAAACTCGAAAGCTACAACCCCGAAACCAGGCGGCGCCAGACCGTCCTCCTGACTCGTGACGTAAAGCGCCTGGCTATGGAGCGGCGGCCGCGTCCCAAGGCTACGCAGTTACCCACAGTGCCGACCTCGGATAGCGGCCGCGCCTGGCTGCGCCTCTCGGAGGTGGCATTGCTGTGGGACGTCAGCGAGGGCGCGGTGCTGGCATTGATCCGCGCCGGCGACTTACCCGCGCGCAAGTTTGCGTGCCGGCGGGACCCGTGGCGCGTCCACCGCGCCGATCTCGACGCACTGCGCGGCGCCCGCCAGGAGCCGCAGGCGATGATCAAAATGATTCCGCAATCGGCCTAAGGCGAATACTAAGCGAAGGTTAGGCTAGATCCGATTGAACCTTCCGGCGGGCGCGGGACGGGTGTAACCTCGGATTTGTTCCTTTGGATTACTTCTGAATTTTGCCCCCAATTCAAATGGGGAGGAAGGGTATAAACAGCAACCGGGCTGCCGTATTGGGGAGCAGCCCGGTGAAAACACAAATGTACAGGTTTGCCTCTCCAATTCTAATCGATAGGCGCCGGCGGCGCAAAGATTTGACCTCCGCTTATTTCTTTTCCAGAGCAGTAAGCGTAGGCCGCGATCTCTGCGCGCCAGTCATGAGCAACGAGAAAATGCCCACCGGAAACCGATTACTGTCACCCGGAGGACATCAACAAACGCAAACGCCGAACGCCACCCAAAAAAGAAAGGAGGACGCTCAACGGATACGTCCAACGCAAACGCCAAACGCCACAAGAAAGGACGCTCAACGGATACGTCTATGATCTCTGGCAGCGTATCAGATTCACGGCCCAGCGCCAATAGGACTAGAAGCCTAACTCTTTACTGGGCATTCCAGTACGGCTTGTGCGTGCTGGGGTATTTGAGGCGATTTCTGCCGGTCCGTTCCGCGCCGAACCCAATACTGGCCGGTGCGCGGACGCATAGCCCATCGCCGTTTTTCTTCCGCGAACTCCATTTATGTAAACTATTTTGGAAAGACGGTCGTCCCCGTCAGGGACGGCCGCACTACAGCCGTGGAAGAGCACCTCCGGTTCAATCGGCTTTTATCCGAAGCCTGAAACGGTTGCTGCTTAAGTTTCCTAGGCCTAACAGCTTCCGCGACAGAACTTCGGTTGCAACAGTACCGCGCCGGAGGGCACGGCCAGCCTTCATTCTACAAGGTTTTCTGCCGCACTCCCCAGCGCAAATCCAACCGTAGTTGTGATTTCACAGGGCCGAAACCCGAGTGAAACAGGAACGTTGGGATGCCCGGCAGAAACAGACCCAGTAGACGAACCGGCGCGAGCGGCGAAGCCAAATCCGGTGCCGGAGGCGCGCGATGACGCCTCCCAATGCCGACCTGCAAAGAGCCACCGACCTAATGAAGGAGATGGGGTCGCCTCACGGCTTCGATCCCATTCCGCCGTCACAGTACCTGTACTTCCTCGATGATCCGGATCCGGTGCAAAGCGCGGTAGCCTGGGTGCGGTCCAAGACCATCCGGAGAGGCCACCGTCGTAATTACGCGGTTGACCAACAGGGAAACCAGCTCACCATCCAGGACTTCGCAAACGAACGCTACAACGGCGATTGGGCGAACGCGAACCGGGCCTTTGAAGCCGCGGCGGCACAGAAACTGGTTGCCAGGGATGGAGAGGGTAAGTTATATTTATGCGGTAACGTCCCCTCCCGCAGCACCCAACTTAAGGGTATAAAAAAACAGCAAGATACAGAGATGTCACCAGTCTGCGCAAACTGGTCAGAAACTTTGCGCATACTGGTAGAAGAGAAGCCCTATCTCCGCCCCGAAGTCGAGAATTTGCCCGAAGAAAAGGCCCGCGACTTCGATGCCCGTTACCAGGAATACGAGCGTTGGGCGAAGCAGCTGCGTGCCGATGCGGACGCGGCGATCCGCGCCATTCAGGAGCAGGAGGCCGCGCGGTTGTTCGGAGAGTTTGGTCTCCAGCTCCGCAACGGCAAGAAACGCCGACCAGCTCCCGAATCGCTAGAAGTACAGTTACTGCTCTGGCCGAACTACTCTGCGCAGACAGGCTCTGCGCATGCCGGCATTGACTCTGCGCAATCCCAGGATTCCGGTTCGCGCAAAGCCCAAAACGGCTATGCGCATACCAGTGCTAATAAGGAAGCAGAGTTACAGAGAACTACAACAGAGAACAACAACAACAAAGACCCCTCTGTAAATCCGGAAGATCTGAGTGTTTCCGAGGTGGATGTTGTTGTTGTTAAGGACCGGCTGGGAGTCAAACACGCCGCGGCAGAAAAGTTCGTGGCTACGTGCCGGCAGGCCAAACCAGGCGTGTCGACACAGGAGATCCTGGAAACCATCCACCAGGTGGACCGCACGATCAACCGGAGGTCAGTGCGAAACCCCACAGGCATCTTGCTTCAGCAGGTGCCCGCAAAGCTCGCCCAAAAGCATTCTCAGGAAGAACAGAAGCAACCCGAACCTCGTCGTGAGCGTTACAGCCCGGAACAACACGTGGAAGCAGTCGGCATCCTGGCCGACCCAAAATCAGGAGCGTTGGACCGAATGTGGGCGCGGAAAGTCTTGGACCTTCCAGACGAGGATGAAGAGGAAATCGGACGGGCTGGTGGGTGAGCTTTGGAGGTTCCGATGGATATCGATCACCTGATCGCCCAACTCCCGTTTCTGACAGTGGACCAGATCGAAACGCTCAAGGAGTTTATTGCTACGGAGCTCCTGACCCGCGGCCGGCCTGCGGACAAGACCTTCGCCCGGTGCGCCCGGTGCAACGGCACCGGCCGGATCCTCGGCGAGGCCTACTGCACCTGCGCGCTCGGCCGCGATTTGCAGCGCGTCGAGAACCGCGGCTTGCCGCTGCCCGAGTACTACGGCGTGTCCCGTGAGGAGGACTGAATGCATCTACCGAACGTACTGCGGGTTTACCTGCGCCGTTTTTCGTTGCATGGTCTCCCTCATGCTCACCTCCCTAGAGACGCGCGTCTTACGCGAGTTACTGGCGCGCGGCGCGAATCCCCCATCATCCGCCGACTCCTCCTATGCCCCGCCCCCGATAGCGGCGGGCGATGTGGTCCAGATTCACCCGCGGGCCGATCGTGGATTTGGCGGGATGCTGATATGGGTCTGCCAGGTGATCCCGAACGAACTGCGCGGATTCTTGCTGCGTCCACACCGCGGCGGCTGCCGCGAGGCCTGGGTGCGGTTCGAGCTCGCCGATGTCGAGCGCATAGGCCCGATCTGCTGGCCCGATCCGGAATTCGCGCGCCGCTGCGACGCCAAGAATGGAGCTTTGCCCGGGTGCGCCTGGGCGCGTTGAGGAGGGCCTGCTTACTGCTAGCGGATGAAGCCCGGTGTCCTGGAAGAGGAATTGTCGACGAGGGAGCTGAGAAATGCCGGCAGCGCGGTATCCAACACGTCCTTCACTCCCGGGATCCAGTCCAGGTCGGCCGGAATCGGAATATCCAGCCAGCGCCACTCAGAGAATTCGCGCGGGTCGAGACGGACATTGCCTTCTTTGGCTATGCAGAGGAAGCGCACCCCAGGAATGATGCCTCTCGGCACATGAATCGAGTAGTCCTCGATTATATATTGCGGAACAATGTCCAACCCGAACTCCTCGAAGATCTGCCTTTTGACCGCCGCGCGCAGATCCTCCCCGGGCTGCACGTGGCCGCCGCCGCACTCCCACTTGGACGGGAACAGGGAGCGTTCGCCGGTGCGCCTTCCGGCGAGAAGTTGCCACCGGTCACCATTGAGTCGCAGGCAAGCACCAGCGACGTGCATCTCGATCCGCTCGCAGTGTGTCTCGCGCACCGCCACCACGCCATTATGCTCCCGTGTTCGGCTGCTGCGAGCCGAAACCACAGGCTTGCGAAGTGCCGCGGTTGTCATCGTTACCAGAATTATACCGGAGCCTAATTGGAGGTCTGCTATGAAGAACTGCTATTTCTGTCACCACCCGCTCTCCGCCGAGTGGTGTGTCCGTCTCAAGTTTGAGGAGATGGACTCACAAGGTCAGGTCTACCACCCGCTCGAGTGGGCCCACAAAGACTGCCTATTGGCCGCTGCTACGCTGTACCGCAGCAATGTCTGGGGACAAACGGCCAAAGCCCCGTTAGTCAGGAGCGCAAAATGAGCGACAACGATTCCGCTATCCAGATCGAGATCACCGACTCGAGCGCGTTCCACTGCTTCGGCTTGAAGTTGACGTCGCAGGAAGGCACCAAGATCGAGATCATGCTGCACGCCACCCAGCTCGTCGACCTCCTCCACAAAGGCAATCTCGCTCTGAGCGAGTGGCAGCGCATGACCACCCAGGAGCTGATCCTCCGCATGACCGGAATGAACGAAGAGACCGCGCGCAAGAACGGGTTGATCGCATGAATAGATCTGAAGTCCGCTATCGCGCAGAGATCACAAAAGCGCACGATGTCATCACGGCCGTGCTGCGGGGTGAGGTGAAGGTTGATCTGGAGCACCACGAGCGTAGAATCTTGCAGGCGGCGCTGGACACGCTCTGTTGGGTGCTGCTCCACCCGCATAACGACCGATTCGAGCAGGGATTGCAGGCCTTGCTCACGGCGATGCAAGAGGCCGGTTACGAGCTGCAGAGGGTCCAATGACCTATGAACTCCTCCCCGACCACACCGGCATCCGCTGCCTGCTCTGCGGCTCGGTCTCGTACTGCGCCAACGATGTGCGGCAGCGATACTGCGGCCGCTGCAGCCGTTTCCACGAGGACAAGATCCTGGAAGCTCGTTGGTTCCTCCGCGAAGCGCTAATGGCGCTCCGCCCCGATCTCAGCCACGCCGAAAGTAATGCGCTGGCCGAAGCGCTGCTGCTGGCCGCCAGTCCCGAGCACGCGCCCCGCGGCACGCTGCCGCAGTGGTCCGCGCAATGGAGAGCGGCGGACTAACGCCACCCAGACCTACCGTCATCCCAGCCCCGAGCTTCAGCTCGTGCGGCGCCACACGACCACCGAGCCCCACGGTGTAGTGTCCTGCTCGACCACAAACCCCATCGCCGTGCCCCCGACCATCTCCGTGAACTTATACCCGGCCGCATAGTTGACCCCGGCCGGCGCCTGCACCGCCTGGCCCACCGCGGGCACATACGCCGGCGGCGGCGCGGCGGCCGTCACCGCGGGAACCGGCAGCGGCGGGCACACCGGATCCGGACCGGTCACCATGTACGTCCAGCCGTCCGATGCCTTAGCCGCGATCATCGCGTTCGGCGGCGCCGGAGGCGGCACCGCCGCCGGATCGATCCGACCCGCCGTCACCTGGGCCGCCCAGTTGTTAAATCCCACCGTGTAGTTGTACTGCAGATTTTGATTGATCCCGACCACATCCATCGCGACGGACGCAGCCGAGTTAGCTTCCGCCACGGCCACCAGCGGATTGGGCGCCACCGGCGCCGCCGGATCGATCCCGAGCTGACTCCGGATCAGCCCATCGATCTGATCCTGCGACAGCGTCGCCGACGTAGTAACAGTGCTCATGCCCGAATTCTAGCGCCCGGCGCCCGCGCCCGATTTTTGCCCTATGGAAACGCTCACCGACGTAAGCTGCCCCGAGCCCGCACGATCGTGCACTACGGCCCCGGCACAGCCCAAAAAGCCGGCCATCGGCGTCATCCGCAGATTTTTCAGTGATTTAGCTGCGCAACAACCTTTTGGTTGCTGCGCACCGAAAATGAGTAGTCCAGCCCCTATCGTTGCAACGCCCAACGGGCGCCGCGCAATCAGACTTTCTGCGCACCATTCAGGGCCAACCGGATAGTGGCTTCCGGCACCCCGATCTTGCGCGCGATCCCGCGCCAGCTCATGCCCGCCCGCCGCAGCGCCGCGGCCTCGTCCCGCCGCCACACGCGAGTAGGCCGGCCGCAGTGCTTGCCCTGCCGCTTCGCCTCCGCCACTCCCGCCTTCACCCGCGCCACGATAATCTTACGCTCGAGCTGCGCGAGCAGCGCGAGCAGGCCCCGTTGAAATTCGGCGAACGGATTGGCGTCGCCCGTGTCCATGCCCTCGGTCACGCTGATGAGCCGCACGCCCCACGCATCCAGCTGCTGCGTGATCAGCACGAAATCCTTCATCGAGCGCGCGAACCGGTCGAGCCGCCATACCAGAATCACATCGCACTTGCCCCGCGACGCCTCCTCGAGCATCGACTGAAACACGGGACGGCGCTTCACGCTCGACTCCTTCTCGGTCCACTCCGTCACTGTCCAGCCGTTGCGGTTCGCGTAATTCCGCAGGTCATGGAGCTGCATCGCATTGTCTTGCGCATCCTTCGACACGCGGGCATAGATATAGGCACGGATCATGCACTCCAGTATTCGACGGCCAGCCGAAAAAACGCGGCTTTTGCAAAATACCTCTTTACTTCAATTAGGCCGTGGGCTATACTTCAATTAGGCCGAACATTCAAACGGCCGAGGAGAAGAAAATGCAGAACACATACGAGATCATCGATTCACGAGTGGAAGACCCGGACGAGCCCGAGTACGCGAGTCCCTACGAGATCACAGCCGTAGTCACTCTGCGCCGCGATGACGGCGTGACGGCCGATGTATGGCTCGCCGCCGGAATTCCCGACTGGAGGCGCGGCGAGTACAACAACCTGACCCATAACGGCACCAGGGGAGTAGCCGGCGCCATCGATACCTACTCCGACACTTGGCCGGTCGGCGATTCGCTCGACTGCTGGTGTCCGGCCGAGTTCGAGGACGACTACAAGCAGGCGTTGGCTGCGGCCTCGCCCGCGGCCCTACGCCTGTGGTTCGATACCGGCTGCGATACTCGACGTAACGCCGCTGCCGAAGGCAAGGTGTCCAGCCGTGGATGACGATCTACGCAAATATCTCGAGGGGATGGAGAAAAGCATCGTGGATTCTCTCCTCGAGGCCATGCGGAAAATGCAGACCGAACTGCTTACCGGCATGACCAACTTTCAGGTGGCCAATGAACGGCGCGACAGCACACACGAGTCGCGCTACCGCACACAGGAGTCACGCCTAGGAACGCTCGATGAGCGCATGGCCGAGGCCGAGCGCCGGTTACGCGAGATTGAGACCAAGCTCATACAACCTCCGCAATAGCCGCGTTTCTCCGCGTGGCGCGGAGCCTGCGGGCTTGAAACCCGCCCGCCGGGATAGGCAAGTCCCGGCAGAAAGTTTCCCCATGATCCCCCTACCGCCCAACACTGTCGATGAGACCGGCCACGTCTACGGAGCGCTCGAGGTGCTCGAGTATGCCGGCCGCGAAGAGACTGCCGGCCATGCCCGCTGGCTTTGCCAGTGCAGCTGCGGCGAGCCCGCCTGCAAGGGACGGGTTACCGTGCGCGGTAAGCTGCTCCGCGCGGGCGGCCAGGTCTCCTGCGGCGCCCTGCGCGGCAATCCCGAGCTCCGCCGCGCCGCGCGCCTCAAGGTGCCGCCCAAGCGGCGCCTGGCCATCGCCCGCATGGGCGCCGCCGCGCGTCGGCGCGCAAAAAAGCCCGCCCCACCGAAGCAGAGCGGGCGCTGACAAACGGCAAGCAATCAGCACTCGTGTCGACTGTCTCGATCTTACCTCCCGCGCGCCCCCGCTACCGACACCACGAACGTGCGCACATCTTCCGGCTTCACCGCCTCCCCATGCTTCTCGCGCGCGTAACTCAGCGCCGCGGCATACACATCGGTGAGCGCGTTCACCTGCGAGATCACGAACTGGGCCCAGCCCGGATCAATCCCGCTATGATGTGACTGGGACACTGGTACACCTCCTGCAGTTGCCGGTGCCGGCGCAGCTTCGGGGGAGGCGGCCGGTGCCGGTACTGGCGATCCCGCCAAACCGCCCCGCCGCTGCTCACTCGCCTCGCCGATCGACCGCCGCATCTCGGCCGCGACCGCGGGCGCCTCCCGCTTCGCCCTCGCCCGCTCCGCCTCGATATCCAGCCACACATCCCACCGCCCCTTCTTCCCACCCGCCGCCGCCCTCCGGCAGATCCAGAACGGCTCCCGCACCTGAATCTCCATCACGGTGATCGAGGCCGCCACTTCGCGGTCGACGAACATCACGCGTCCGTCCACCAGCGTATACATGCACCGCTCACCCCACCTGCCGTTGACCTTGCGCGGCTCGGAAAACTTGATCGCCACCTTCACCGGCACATTGGTCTCGAACTCCACTGCATCCCGCGGCGGCCGCGCCTCCCCCGCCGGCGCCCGGCGCCCGTTAACCGGCTGGTCGTCGTACTCGTAGGTGATAGCCATACTTGCCCCTAGCCAATCATATGCTTTCGAGAGCATGTGTGTCAATGCTTCCGAAAGCATGATACTATCGAAAGCATGAGTATGCTTTCGTGAGCTATGATCATTGATCAGGATGGCAAAGAAAAAGAACGCGATGGCTCAAGCGCTGACGGCCATGCGCAACCGCAAACTCACTCCCGAGCAGCGCACCGAGATTGCGCGCAAAGCAGCGCGCGCGCGGTGGAAGGCGGCCGCTTCATCGGGGCGAACGGGTTCGTGATCCCGTTTATCAAAACCTTCCCGCTCGATCCCGATTGGAAGCCGGAGCCCGGCTGGACCGCGCGCGTTGTCGAGTCCACCGAGGGCGGCTATGTCACTGTGTGGTCCGCCCCCGAGGGCCCTCCGCCGTCCCAACCCTCCTGGCCATATTGGGCCGCCGGAGTCCTTTGGCTTCTCCTCACACCGCTGCTTCTTGCCTGGACTCTAGTCAATCACGGCTACGACTGCGGCATCTCTCTTCCCGCACTCTCGTTTTGCCAATTCACTGCCATGTTTGTCGCCGGGATCATCGCTCTCCCGGTTTGGGTCATCCTCTGGGAGAAGGCCCGATGATGAAGCGGAAAGACGCATGGCCGATCTAGCCGTCGAACTGCTGCGTATCTACGACAGCGAAATCAACGTCCAGATCAGTTGGCTATGGGACGGCGGAATCGACGTGCGGCTCGGCGACGAGATGAACGGGTTCGAGGCCGAAGAGAATGTCAGGTCGTTCAGCGAGATTGTTCCTTGGCTGCAAGAAGCGATCGCGCACTTTTACCCCCAGAGCGCCTACGCCAAATCGCTTGACCCGGAAGTGAAAGAGCGCGCCCGGAATCGCGTCTTCCTGCCGCCCAAGACCGGCCAGTCCGTCCGGTGCCCGCATTGCGGCGCGCCGCACCCCACCCCTATGGACGAACTGTTGCTGTTCGTTTGCCGCCACTGCGGCCAATCGGTCGAAGTGGAACCGCCCAAGGTGCAGTAGCAGAGCGCTAGAACCTCTAGCGACCCATCACTTGCGGCGTGCCTGTTTTGTGGCAGCGCGCGGTGCGCCGCTTATCTCCCCGACTTGCCGCCGATCTCGATCCCGCGTAGCGCGAACAGCCCGGCACGTGGTTGAGCAGCTAGGAGGCGGATTTGGCCTTAAGCGCATTCCCCTTTAAGCGGCCGACGATGTACGAGTTCAGGCTCTGTCCTAGACGCCGGGCTTCGAGTGCAATTTGACGATGCAGATCTGGAGACATGCGGACGATCAGCTTTCCCGAGAACGGCTTTTCCGGCTCCTCGTTCCGGGAAGCGCAGAATTCCAGGTAATCCTCCACCGAACCTTCGAAAGCTCGTTTCAGCTCCTTCACGGATTTTCCCTGGAACGTGATCACGTCACGGGTGTTGATCACCTCTCCATGAAGAATACCGGCGTGCTCATCCAAATCGATTACGGCCTCATATCCCTTGTAATTCATCGTTGGAAACCCTCCGGCTTGAACCCTGCTTCCGCCAAATAGCGTCTCATCGAAGCCACTGCGCCCCGGTCCGTCTCCTTCTGCGGATGGGGCCGGTGAAACACGGCGCGCACCCCGTTCAGCGCGATACGCACTCTCGACCCCCGGCCCTCGCTGATCTCGGCGCCGAAGCTCTTTAGCATTCTCTCTATTTCCGACCATGGGATATTTGCTTGTTTTTCAAAAATCGCTTCCAGCGTTCGCTGGTGCTTGTCCACAGGGGAATGATATCACGGAATGATACTATTCAAATACGCTGAAGCGCTGATTTCGTTAAGGCAGATCTACTTAGTACGACTGCGGAGTTTGTGAACGACGCCCGCCGCACAGATCCCAGCTCACGAGCTCGTACAGCTCCCCCTCCGGCTCCACCACCCAATACCGCGCCCGCCGCGCGCCGCGCCTCACCTGCTCTTCCCCGGTCGGTTCTTCCCCAGCATCACCGGGCTCAGTGTCAGCAGCTCAAGCCGCTGCTCCATGGCCTTGCGCTCTCCCTCGCAGGCCTCCTTCGAGTGATACTTGCGCTCCACCTTCTCGAGCACCCGCTGTTCACTCTCGAGCACTGCCGCCCGGAGTTTCAGATTCAGGATTACGTTGAGCAGCTGCCCGCCAACGGCCAGGCCGCTGATGACCACAGTCCAATACATCGCCCAAACTCCTAATGAGTCCCCCCGTATCGCTTGTTCGTCAGCATCTGTCGCCAGATCGAGTTCTCGTCTTCCCCCGGCTCCGGCGCCTCCTCCAGACCGTCCTCGCCCATGCGGAAGCCGGGCGGCGGCTCATGCCGCGGCGGATTGCCCGCCACGAAGGTGGTCAGAAATTCCGGAACCGTATAGTCGTCGGCATGCGGCCCGATCAGCATGTTCTTCAGGTTCGCCACCGAGAACGGAACCGGCGCCAGCGACTCCCCGATCTTGTAGGCCCCGCGGACGGTGGCCGCGATCGGGTTCAGATCCTTCGATACCACCGTGTGCCCCAGGTAATCGCGGTTAGTCAGCGCCTGCACTCCGGTGCGCACCAGGCCCGCGCTCTTCGCCTGCAGCGTCCGCGCCAGGCCCTCCACGGCGCCGTAGTCGTATACGTTATGCACCAGGTTGATGGCGTCGCCCGCCGCGCCCTTGAAAAAGACGTTCTGGTAAATGTCCTGGCCCTCTTTGTCTTTGCCGAAATACACCTGCGTGGGATTGGGCGAGAGCCGCTTGGAGAGCGCCAGGCTCAATAGCTGGGTCGCGATCGCCCCGCCCGCCAGTTGCCGGATCCAGAACATGCGCGCCAGCTTCCCGCCTTCGGTCCCGCGCTCGAGCGCATACTTCACGTTGAACACGTTCGAGAAGGTCCAATCGGGCGCGAGCAACAGCGCCCGCGCCACCTCCGTGGTGGCCCGGTTCATCCCCAGCAGCTCGGTATGCAACCCTCCATACACGGCATTGATCTCTTTGGCCACGGATGCCTTGGCCGCGGTCACTTCCGCCGTGGTGGCCCCCGGATGCTCCGCCATCCAGGCCGCCATGTGCAGCTGATAATCGGTCACCTTGAACTGCCGCTGCAGCTTGCCGAACGTGAACTCGGTGATCTTGCCGGCCAGTTCGTCCGCCTGGTGAATCACCGGCGCTTTGCGCCAGATATCCGTCCAGGACGGGATCGAGCCCGGCTCGAGCGCTTTGTACGCTTCCACCGTCTTGCCCTGGATCGCGGTGGTGCCGCCGTGCGCGATGAAGTCGCGCTCCGCCTTCTCAAACTCCGGATCGAACGCATCCGCCTTGAGCGCCTTGGCCCAGCCCTTCGGTCCCATGTTGGCTAGCGCCATGTAGTTCTCGCTCGCGGCATGAAACATGGAAAGGCCCAACTGCACGGCCTTCTGATAACTCTGGGTGTGGCGCATCCATTTGAATGCGGGAATCCGGCCGAGGTAGTCCGGATCCGTAACCGGCCGCAGCGCCTTTTCTACGTGCGGCGGCACCCACAGACCGAGCTCCGCCACATCCGGCTCCACGGTCTTGCCGTCCATCAGCGCGCTTACGCGCTCCTGCTCGGCCGCGGAGACCTCGTGGTAGCTTTGGCCCGCGCGCATGCCGGCAATCTTGCGCGCCGCCACTTCCGCCGCCGCCTCGGCGCTCCCGCCTGGCGGACCTTCGCGCAGATACGGCACCAGCTTGCGGAATTCGTTCGAATGCGGGGCCAGCCGCACCCAGCCTTTGGGCGCCCGCCCCTGCGCCGCATACCGGCCTACGCCCGTCTCGGCGAGCTGCTTCTCGAGCAGGTGTGTGGCGCGCGCGGTCGCGAAGTTATCCCCATGAATGGTGAACGCGTCGAAGGCGTTCAGCGTCTTCGGCCGCAGCCCTTCGGCCACCGCGTGCAATAGCGAGGGATACTCGCGCCGTTCCGCGAACCCGAAATACTTGCCGACCTTCCCGCCCAGCGCCTTGCCCCAGCGGTCGCGCGCGGGCGTCGCGAATTCCCCCTCGCCCTTGCGGTTGAGGATGTGCGGATTGTACTGCTCCTCCGTCCAGCGCGAATCGAGGAAGCCCAGCCGCTGGCCTTCTTTGAGCGTGCCCGCCGCGATCCGCGTCAGGGCCTGGTCGGCCTCGAGCATGCGCGGCGTGGGGTTGAGAGCCTTCAGGATCGCGGGGCGCATTTTCGCGATCTGCTCCATGGCCGCGGCATATCCCGAGCCGGGGCTCCCCCGCAGCAAAGGTGTATTCTCGTCCTGCTCGAACAGCGCCGGGTGTGTGCCTTGCAGGAACTGGGTCAGCTCCTGTTCGCGCCCCTTGAAGTCGCGCATCAGTGACAGCGCTTCCTGCTCCACCGCGTCCGGCACCAGCTTGCGCAGCCGCGCCATCACCTGGTTGACGCGCGCCCCCCACACGTCGCGCTCGCCGGTGAAATAGGCGAGCACCTTCGCGCCGAATCGTTTGTCCTCGGGCGTCTCTTTGGATTTTTCGAGTGCCTCGCGCGCCGCGTCCCGCTTGGCCTTCAGCTCGAGCATCTCGCGCATGTCGGCCTTGAAGATGGCGCCGACAACGTCGAGTGGAATACCGCCGTGCAGGGTAGCTGAGGGGAAGAGTAGATTCTGCTGATCGCGGAGTTTATCCGCGTCGCGTTGCGGGCCTACTTGCGATTGGGGGGCGGCGTCATTTCCGGAGACGTCGAGGGTTGCGCTCGGCGGGTCTTCGCCTTCCACAACCTCTCCACCTTCAGAAGGTGTTTGAGAAGACCTGCGTCCCCGCCCTTCTCCCAGGCTAGGTACGCGCTTTCCATCGGTCCCGGTTTCAAGGGAGGTCCGCTGAATTTTGGCCTGAACTCTTCGGTCTCTTTCGGCACGGCGTTCAATTATCCTTTCATTGTCAGCATAGCGCGTCATCCTTTTGGCAGCTTCTGTTCCATATTCATTTCGGATCGCGCTGAAATAGTTCCGCAGTATGCTCCATCCCTCGGAAAGGGACAGCCCCGTTTCGCCGCGCCTTCCTGCTATCAGCTTCGCCGTGATCTCGTTCGCGATCTCTCGAGCCCCTAAGTTGCGGTACAGCGGATCGGTCCTGAGCGCGGCGCTCGCTTTGGAAAAGGCCGGATGTTGCACCACCGCCGCAAGAACTCTGGCGGCCTTTTTGTCCCTCTCCGGACCCGCCGGCAAGTCTTCACCGAGCTTGGCCTGCTCAGAGTGCACGTGCTCTTCCATCAAAATTTGACCGCGCCTCGTGAGCGGTATGCTTCCGTCCGCAAGGTATATCGCCGCGCCATGCGAGGCGCCATGGGACCGAATGGCACTCGCCATTGCGCGGAGATGCCGGGCGGTTTCCGGCGATAGTTCCCCGCCTTCCTCCAGCCGCCGCGCGTGGCCTTCCAGAATGCCCGCCAAGGCGTCGGCCTGCCCCGCTGTCATTTGTATTCCGCCGCGGGCGGATCCGAGCGCGTCGTTGATGGCGTCGAGCGCCTGGCGGTTCATGCGAATTACCGGCGGCCCGCCGCGGCGCGGCGGAACCGCTTCCCATCGCGCCTCCCGGAATGTCTCTTCCCTGCTACGCGGTTTGGAGCCGTCAAAAGGCACGCTCAGGTCTTGAGCGCTGTGCCCGTACTCGCCCCCGGATCCGGCAGGCTCCGGTGTAGGCGCCGCGCCTACGCCTTCCGGATTTCGTTCCCCTCGGCCAGTTTCAGGTGCCCCTTGGCTGCCCAGTCCTTCAACTCGTCCAGCATCTCCTTGCGGAACTCCGGTGAGTTTATCGGCTTGGGCCCCGAGGGCGGCCCGGATTTGCCGGTAGGTCTCTTGCTTGACTCGGTTGGGGTCTTCTCCATCTGCGATCCTTTCCGCCGCGCGGTCGAGCATCGTGCCGATCGGCCCCGCGGTGGTGCTGTACTTATCGTAAAGTAGCTGCGCCTGGCTGGCACGCTGCGCGGTACTGGCATTCTCATCGGCCTTGATGACATTTCCCGCCTCGCCCAGTTTCTCCGCCGCGGCCTGCGTCCCTACCGCCGAAAACAGCCGCTTTTCGCCGCCCAGCTGCTTGCGTACGTACTCGGAGACCTCCGCCTTTTCCGGCAATAGCGAGCGCGTCATCTCTTCCACGCCGAACAGGTTCTCCTGGGTCTCCTCCCGCGCCGGCGCCTGCAGCCGGATCAGTTCGGCCACCTGGTCGTTGGTGAGCCGTTTGCCGGCGCGCTCGCGCTGCTTCATCAGGTCCCACACCGCGAGCTGCTGCTGCGGATTCTCGATCTGCCCGAGGATCGCGCCGCGTGCGGTGGCAATCTCGCCCGACATGACGCCGTCATACAGCGGCTGCGCCAACTTCGAAATGGCCAGCCCTTCGCTCGCGACTTTGCCTTTGAGCGATACACCCTCGCGTTCGAGGTCGGCCATGGTCATGCCGGAATCGCGGAATACCTTGGCGGCGTCGGTCGACTCGCCCCGCCCTTCGGCGATATTGATGAACGCGCCCTTGGCGCGCGCCTGCTCGGCCGTCTCCGCTTTGAGGTAGCGTACGGTGAGTGTCTTCTCCGGCCCGTCTTCGGGCCCGAGCGGAATGCGCGAGCGCATCTCGAAACGGTGATGCCCGTTGACGATGTAATCCTTGCCGTCGCGAGGATCGCGCCATACGCTCACTACCCCGGCTTTCTCCGCGTCCCAGCGCCGCACCTCGCGGAACTCTTCGCCCGCGCCGCCCTGTCCCACGTTGCGCTTGAACTGAAACCGCGGCGCATCCACGGTGAGCTGGGATAGCGGCACGTTGCCTACCCAGCCCGGCTCCCCGGGTTTGAGCCCTTGGATTGCCTCACCCCCACCCGCCCCGCGCACCGGCGGCTCTCCCAATCCTCCGATCACCACCGGCGCATGCGTGCGCCCTTCCGCTTTGAGCGCCTCGTACCGGCGGTGCCCTTCGCTCAGCTCCACTTTGCCGGTCTCGGAATTAAACGCGCCCGCGAGCGGCGGCGGCTCCGAGCCCGCGCGCAGCATCTCCCGGTAGCGCTCCACATCCCGCCCTTTGGCCGGCCCGAGCGTTTCCTCGCGCGGCTGCGTCGGCTCCAGATCCGCGAGCGGCACCTGCCGGATGCGCTGGTTCGGCCCGGCGTGCTCATCGCCCGCCGTGATTCCGGTCACCGGCAGCGCGCGGTAGTAGTTGCGCCGCTCTTCGGTCCGCCGCTCTTCTCTGATCTCCCGCGGCACATGCTCGTTTTTGTTGGCCGGGGTCTCGGCATGGCGGACGAAATTCAGTCCCTCCTGGGCAGTTGTGACTTCGGTGATCTTGCCCGTGCGCGGGTCGAGATTCATCATCTCGCCCGGCTGGCTCTTCCACCGGGCCGCGAGCACATCCTGGTCGACCGTGTGGCCCTGCCGCCCCGCCGCCGCCCACGCGCGGATCGCCTGCATATCGCGCCCGCTCGTGACGATCAGGGTCTTTTGGCCCGGCTTGAGCCGGGCGCTCTCCCGGCGCACCCCGTCGATCAGCCGCCCGATCCACTGCTGCGGCGCCTCTCCGGCCTCGCCCGAAAACCGGCCCACGCCCCCCAGCGGCTTTTCGGGGGTCTCGCGCATGTGCCGCGAGATCTCGGCCGTCAGGTCCGGGGTCACCTCCCGGCCTTCGTGTTTGCCGAGCGCCATCGGATTGAAGGCAGGATCGGATTCGACCGCCCCCGCCTGCGGATTGGTCTCCGCATAGGCCTGGGCGGTGAGCTGGTGCCGCCCGAGCGTGCCCGCCACGATGCGGTCCACGCGGCCGCGGTTCCGCTCGGCATCCACTGCGCGGATCTTGCGCACTTTCTCCTCGAGCGGCTCGATATCCCAGGCGCCGCGGGTCCACTCCGTGCCGCTCGGTTCTACGTTCGCGGACGCCGGCGCGCCGGCTGCGGTATGGGATGCGCTCCCGGCCGGTCCGGGTTGGCGTTGTTCAATGCCTGCAGCAGGCTGCCCTTGGGCGCTGCCGGTCTTTTCTTGGGTCTGGCCTCGGCCAGTTGTCGGCTGAGTGACATGCGGTTTCTCCTGTGATTTTGCGGCTTGATCGAAAATATCTTCTTGCTGCGGCCGGGCGATTACAGCGACCGCCGGCGCCTTGCCCTGCTCGGTCTTCCGCAGGCCCTCGATGAGCGAGTCGGCCTGCGCCCGCGCTCCCGCTCGGTCATTCGCGGACAGCTTGGTGTCTTTGGCGCGCTCGAGAGCCGTGCGTAACTTTCCGGCGTAGGTGTTCGCTTCCGCCACCAAGGGGAGCTTGGAGAGCGCCCGCAATTTGGCATAAGCGCCGCCCGCCCCGAAGACGGCGACCAGATCACTGCCGAGAGCGGCGTATTCCGGCGGCACACCCGCGGCCTTCAATAGCTTTTCCGTCCCGGCCTGCGCGGCTATGCCGGTACCCATGGTCAGCATCGTCTCGAGCGGCGCCTTGGCTATGGCATCCGGTAGGAGCGGGGTAGCCACATCCAGTCCGCCGCGGATGATCTCTGAGGCGCCTCCCGCCTTGTTCCGCAGGCCCGGCTTTTGCATATCGCCGAAACCCGTCGCGATGTTCCCGATGCCTGTCCCCACAAACGGAAAGCGCAGCAATGCGGCCAACTGGTCGGCATCGCTGTTTCCTCGGAGCGGCTCTCCGCGGTTCTCGTCCGGACTGCGCAGCCCCGGCGGCACGAATACGCGAAACGGCATCGGCGGCGGCGCTGTCGGCTGCACCATCGCCTGCGCAACATTCGTCGTGCCCTGATCTACCGCCTGCGGCGAAGGCAGAATTTGCGACTGCTTCAGCCGGGTGCCGGGCGCCACCAGTCCGCGCACGGTTTTCTGGTTCGGGTCCATGGTCAGCGGCTGGACTCGCTGCTGATTGACTGCTTGCGCGGGCGCGACCTGATCGAAGATGTCTCCGGCCGGAGCCGGTTTCCCCGCCGGTCTAGCCGCCGGCTCTGAGGCGGCCTGATCGAAGATGTCCGGCATTAGAACTCCCAGCCATCCGCCCTCGCCAGTTGGCGCGCCTTGTCTTTATCACCGCCGGCCTTCTGGATATATTCGAGCGCCTTGCCCTTGTCAGTGAGCTTCTTTGATGAGGCTGTCTTCTCCGCCTGGTCCCGCGCCCGCGTCATCGGCCCCGGCCGGTACTGCGGCTGCCTTGTGGGCGCCGCCGCCTGCGGCTGCTGCTGCGGCTGCGTCTGCGGCTGCTGCGGCTGCTGTTGCTCGCCGCCGTTCACCGACCGGAGCGCGCTGCGCTGCTGCGCCTGATACACGCCCACCATGTCGGTCGCCCGCTCGAACTGGCGCTGATACTGCTCGCGCCGCGCCGCGTTCATCGTCACGCTCTTTTTGGTGTCGGGGTCTATCAGCTGCTCGCCGTCCGGGGTATTGAGCTTGTCTCCGTATTTGCGCCGCAGCTCGTGCTGCTCCTGCTCTTTGATCTGCAGCGTCTCGATCTGTCTCTGGGTCCGGTCGCGCCTTCCCTGCTCGATCCGCTCCGCGCGGTCCTGGCGCCGCTCTTCGGCCGCGCTGTTGTCTTTCGCCTTGCCCGCGCCCTTGATCAGCCCGACCTCTTTGCCGTCGCGGATCACATGCACGTTGCCCTGATCGTCGTCGGAGTAGTGATACCCGCCGGTCTCCTGCTTGGCCGCCAGCCGGTTGTCCGCTCCGAGCGTGGCCCACTCTTTGCCGTTCCACGCCTCGGGCGTCTGGTCCGGCCCCACCCGCGTGATGTTCACGTTCCCCTGCGCGTCGGTCGAGTGGTTGTAGGTGTATCGTTCGGCCTTGTCGGGCTTATTCGCCGCCGCTGTTCTCTCCGCGCGGTCCTTGTCGGCCGCCAGTTCGTCATCGCTCGGGAAGTAGACCTTAGGCCCGCCCGGCACCTGCACCACTCTGCCCGGCGGAGGCGCCACCGGCGTGCCCGTGTTGGGATCGTGAAAGGTCGATCCGTCGGGATTTAAAACCTGGGCATGATGCTCGAGCGCGCTCTGCAGATCGGTGAAGCTCTGCTGCGGCGTGACTGCTTTTTGCTCCGGCTTGAACCACTTCTGCCCCCACGGGTCGGCCATGGTCTGCCCCGGCCCCTGAGCTGCCGGATTATCGAGCCGGGAGCCCAGTCCGCCCTTGGCGATCGTGCCGCCCTGGGGCGTGTCCGCCGGAATCCAGCCATCCTGCTGCATCCGCAAGCGCAGCTCGAACTGCCGGATCCGGTCTTCCTCGTCCTGCTTGGCCTGCTGCTGCATGGCCTGCTGGATCGCCTGCGCATGCCGGATCTTCGTCCCCAGCGCCGCCGATGCGGCATTCGCGGCCCCCGAAGCCGAACCGGCCGCCGAGCCCGCGCTCACGAGCGTCGGAAAATCCATTACTGCCCCCCGCCCCCTCCGAGACTGGCGCCGTACATCGCCATATTCAGCGCGCCCAATAGCGACAGCGCGTTGGAATGCATCGGACTCTGGTTGCTCTGGAGCGCAAGCGCGTTCAATAGCGATCCGCTATTGAATGCCGAAACCGCGTTGCCGTAAGGCGTAGCCACGGGCGTTGGGGTGGGCGTAGGCGCCGCCACCGCGGGCGCGCCCATCTGCTGGGCGCCCGTCTGCTGCTGCTGCTGCTGGTCCTGCTTCTTCTTTTTTTTCTGGGCGAGTGCTCCGCTCGCGGCGTCGGCCGCGCCGGAGGCGGCATCCACCGCGCTCGACGCGCTCACCAGGGTCGGAAATTGGAGAGAGGTAGGAAACATATTAGACTGAGACTCCCGCGGCCACGCCCCACTGGCTTCCATTGGTGTTCTGCGCCTGGGTATAGCCGGTCGGATTGGTTGCGAAATTCAAGGCCGCGAGCAGCGATTGCGTGTTCTGGTTCAGCTGCAGCCCGGCGTAGCTACTCTCGTTGGCCGCGAGGTCGCCTTGCCTTCCGAGTTCGGTCTGAAGCGCGTTTTGTCCCACCAGTCCGCTCTGCCCGAACCCGCGGCTCGCTAGGAAGCTGTTCGTCCGGTCGGTCGAGCTCGCCGCGTTCTGGTTGATCTGGTCCGCGCTCGCCGTCTTCATCGCCTGCACGTCCGGGCTCAGTGTCCCGCTCGTCAGGCTCGGCACCAGGCTCGTGAAGTAATCCGCCAGCGCCCCCTGCAGGCCGCTCTGCCCCGGCAGGTTGTACGTGTTCTGCTGGTTGCCGGTCGACGACTGCTGCGCCTGGCCGTACGCGCCGCCCATGCTGAATCCCACTAAATTCCTCCCTCGTCGCGCCCAGCGCCACCGCGTTCACCGGCCGGCCCTCGACCCGCGAATAGCCCGTCAGCACTCCCTCGATCCGCACCCCGTGACGCGCCAGCATCCCGATCGCGAGCCGGTTGTGCTCCGGTACCAACCCGAGAATCTTGTATGTCTTCGAAGTCGCGAACAGCCGCGCGCAGGCCTCGTACACACCCTCGGCCGCCGTGAACCGGCCCTGCCGCAGAAACCACTTGGCGAACAGAAAATGCGCGATGGCCAGATGCTCGTTCATTAGCTCGAACCCCACTACCCCGCCGATCTGATGGTCTCTGCATATCCCAAAGGTGCGCTGGTAACGCCTGAGAGAGTATTCGACAAACGCCTGAGGAGTGCGCGGCGTGAAATCGTCCGCTACGTAGTTCCAACTAGATACGAGCCACTGCCACGCCAGCGGCCAGGCATATTCAGGAAAAGGCTCGAGTAACTCGATAGGGCTCATGCCCCCAGCCTAGCCGTACGGTCCGTTTACCGGATACCGCTTTTCCTCGATGCCGAAGTCGCCTAACTTCGCCTACGTGCAGAGCCCGTGATTCTGCAGCACCGCCAGCAGACTGTTGCACCACGATTGGCTGTAGGTGGAAGGCGCCGATCCCGGCCCCGTCTGCCGTCCCCGCACCACCTGTACGCCGTTCACCTCGAACACCCCGCCGGTATTCACGTTGCCTGCCATCGTCAGGTTGTTCGAGGTATCCACATAGTTCGAAGTGGTGCGCAGATAGATGAACCCCGGGGTCCCCAGGTCGCTCCAGCCAAGATAGGTACTGCCGCCGGATCCGGGCGCAAGCGCCACGTTCCCTGAGTTGTCGGCCCGGAACACGCACTCGGCTGTGCCGTTGATCCGCAGGCTGAGCGAGGTCTGCGTGCCGCCTGAAGGGTTATCAATAATCAGCGCCGCCGTCGTCCCGGTAGTATTGGCGGCCGCATATTTGACGTGCAGCGGAGCGCTCGGCGTGGTCAGAATGCCTACGTTCCGCCCCGTCACCTTCACATTGGTTCCGTCGTCGGTCACCGCGCTATTGCCCAGCGTTCCGTTGGCCGTCACTTTCGGAATCGTATTCAGCGTGGTGAGCGCGCTCGCTCCCATCACCACGTTGGCGCTGTCGTTCGACCAGGCCGATCCCGTCCAGTGATAGCTGGCCTCCGAATCGGTGGCGAAAAAGCTGAATCCGGCATCGTACTGCGAAAGGTCCTTGGGCCTCTGATCCGGCGAAATGGTGCCCGTCATGCGCCCCGCCACATACACCCAATACTGCGCTCCCTGGCGGTTCTGCACCTCGTACACCACATTGCCGCGGTCCTTTTCCGCGAACTGCGTCCCAAGCACCTGCTTGGCCGGAGGATAGTCGCTCACACGCTGGACGTGCGTGCCCGAAATCAGAGCGCCCGCCGAAGAGGGCGCCGTCAGGTTTCCGATCACGCGCAAGCGATCGTTGAGCGCGTCGATCAACGGCTGCGGCACGCCCGCGATCGGCGCCAGCGGCGGTATCACACTAGGCATCTATTGGCTCACCTCGAAAGGAACGTCTACCCAACTCCACGTATCCGGAGTCTCATCCACCGTCAGAACCTTGGCCCAAAACCACTGCGCCGGATCCTGCCCCGCCGTGGGAGCTACCGGCAAAGGCGCCCAGGTCCATTCCGGCTTGGTCGGCTCTACCGGCAGTTCCGCCCATTTGAACTCCGAAGGCGTCTCCGGTACCGGAATGTCTTTCCATGCCGGCAGCTCTTCGCTTCCCTCAAGCGGATATTCGGTCCAGCCCCAATCGGCCTTGGGCTCGTTGAGCGGCCTCGCCCACACCCGCAGCTTATAGATCCGCGCCGCGCTCGCGCTCTGCGCATTGATGCGCAGCAGCCGGCCCCGCAGACCCGGCGGCAGCGGCAGATAAAAAGTCGCCCGCCCGTTGGGAGTGACCACCTGGGTCGTATACTCGAGCGCCATCTGCCCGCTCTGATTGGTGAATAGCTCGAGCGTGAGAGCGCCGTCGGCGCGCACATCGAGCTCCAGCTTCTTGTACTGCTTCACGCGCTCGCTTGCAAAATCGAATTCGAGCGTAGTCAGCGAGTCGTTCCCGTTGAGCGTGCTCGCCGCCAGATACCGGCCCACCCGCGCCGCCCGCACCTGCGCCCGGTAGATGCGGAATCCCGCCGCGCTCGATACCACCATGCGGATCGAGCGGCCCTCCACCGTCCACGGCGGTGTAGCGCTCGCCAAATTGGCCAGGGGCACGGTGGCCCAGTGGCGTCCGGTCGCGCCCGCGGTCAATGCCCCGCCTACCCGCTCCGTCATGGCCTCGCCCGGCAGATCGGTGTAGATGGCTACGTTCGCCGCCCCGTCCGTATCGAGCTCGAATCGCACCTCGTCGAAGCACTTATCGAGCGGCGACCCCAGATCCTGCTCCATCGAGTCCCAAACCGCCCCGCCCGCCGCTTCATAGCTCTCCACATATACCCCGATGGGCCTGGCATGGATGCGCGCCCCGAACAGCTTGAAGTTCGACGCGCTCGTAATCGTCACCCGCACCAGCCTGCCGAAGATGTAGTTGCCCGGCACCCATCCCTGCGGCAGCGGTATCTGGACCGCGGTGCGGCCGTTGGTGGCCGCCCCGCCCGTGATCACCCGCGCGCTCATGGCATTGCCCGGCAAATCGGTATATACCGTCACCGTGTAGCCGCCGTAAGCCCAGATATCGAGCTCGAGCTCGCGCAGCTGCTTCACCGTCTGCATCCCCAGATCCAGATCGGTCGTATCCCACAGCGCTCCCGCCGAAGTCTCGGCCGCGAGCAGATACTCGCCGAAGGCCCGGATCTTCAGCCGCGCGCCGTACAGGCGAAATGCGTTCGTGCCCGAAAGAATCAGCCGCAGCAGGCGTCCTTCCACGAACTGCTCTCCCCCCGCGCTCAGCGTGAGCGGCAGCATCACCTTCTGCCGTCCGCTGGTCACGGCCGTAAATGTCTGAGCGGTCGTAATGTCGCTCAAGAGCTGCGCCGTGACCGCGCCCGTGGTCTCGATATCGAGCTCGAGCTCGCGCGCCTCTTTTACCTTCGGCGTCGAAAAGTCCTGCTCCCGCGAATCGTACACCGCTCCGCCCGCCGCCTCGTACGCCTCCACATACACGCCCACCGCGAGCACTTCGACCGCGGCCTCGTACAGAATGAACTTGGCCGCCCCCGATAGCTGAATGCGGCACATGCGGCCCTCGATCGGCGCACTCGTGCCCGCGGGCAGCGGAATGCGGTAGAACCTTCGGCCCGCGCTTCCCGTATTCACCGTGGTCGTGAAGCGCACCGCCTGCGCATTGCCCGGCAGATCCGTCAGAAAATTGAGCGTCACCGGAGAGCCGAAGGTCTCGATCTGCAGCGAAATTTCGCGGAAGCGTTTGATCGGCAGCGCGGTGAGCGCGATGGCGTACATGCGGGGCGTATGCGTCAGGCCGCTATCGAACGTCATCTCCTGCGAATCCCAAACGAATCCGTTCGCCGCCTCGTACGCCTCCACATACACGCCCATGACGCGCATCAGCAGGCGCGCCGAATAGAGGCGGAACGCGCCCGCATACATCCCCACTCCGCCCGCCGTGGCCGTGGTGAGCGCCACCCGCCACAGATACCCTTCGGTCACCGGAAACGGAAACTTCCAGATGGCCCGGCCGTTGTTCTGCGCGATCGCCGGCGTCTGCCGCACCGCCAGCTGGTTGCCCGGCAGATCGCTATAGATATTGCAGTTCACGGCTCCGAGCGAGGCATCGATATCGAGCTCGAGCTCTTTGCACTGCTTCACCTTGCCCACGCCCAGGTCGCTCGGCAGGGTGGATGCCGCGGCCGCCAGGCGCGCCTCTACGTAGTAGTAGAGGTACACGTTGTGGATCACCACCTGCTTGGTCGCGGCGTAGCCCACGATGCGGATCGCAATGTTCTTGGCCAGATACCCGTCCGGCTGCACCGCTCCGCTTACGTAAGGGCCGATCGGGAAGCTGGCCTGCACGCGCTTGGCCGCGCCCGCCGCGCCGCCGATCGATCCGAGCGGCAGATAGGCCGGCGAAGCTCCCGCCGCGGCCGCCAGATTCACCGTGGCCGTGCCGGTATCGAAGGTGGCATATACGGTCAGCGAATCGGGCGAGGACACCTCGCAGTCCACCACGCACTCGAGCCAGTTCTTCTGGTTGTCGGGCATGCCCGCGTCCTCATAGTGCGAGCCGTACACCACATCGATGCCGTTGGGCCCGTCCGCCGTGGCGCAGGCCGCGAAGTCGTCCAGTCCGTAAGCCACTCCGTTGCCCGAGCCGTCGGTGCCCAGCGCCGAGATCGATGAGCCGTCGAACAGGAATCCCGCCACCGCCGTGCTCATCAGCCCCGAACGGAAATAGCTCCAGCGGCCGCTCGCTTCGTGCAGCACCAGAATCGGCGCCGCTATGCCCGCGGTCGAGTTTTCGGTATAGCCCAGATACAGCTTGCCCATGGCATAGCCGAGCGCGCACTTGTACGAGGTCACCGGCCCCGTCACCACCTGCGTGGTGATGTTGCCCGGAGGCTGGTCGAGATAGGAGTTCTGCGAAATCGTCTGGAACAGCGGCCGGATATCTCCGGTCACATCCTGGACCACATCCAGGTTGTTGCGGTAGAGCCCGTTCGGGCCCACGAAGTAGTCCGCGTTTCTGGCCGGAGCCACCGCGAACGCATTGGTCAGCCCGATGCCCGGATCCATGCACTCGAGCGTCCCCGTAAGCACGTCGCCGATCAGCCGCCAGATCGAGCGCTGCTTGTAGATGACCACCATGTTGGTGTGGAAGGTGCACCAAAGAATGGCCTCTCCGTCGGCGCCCACATCCACCCAATTGCCTTGCACCGGATTGGCCGCGCCCGGCCAGTATTGCGGCTGCCCCACCGGTGTCCAGAACAGCCGGTTCACATTGTCCGCCGTCGACCAGGCGATCAGCCGGTCGAAATACGGCCCGCCCACTCCCGATGCCGCGGGCGGCAGATCGTTGGTTATGGACATCACGATCCCCATGTTGGTGATCGCCAGATCGCTCAGCGTGATGGTCGCGGTGGTGGTGGTATTGTCTTCGATCGAGGCATAGGCCGATGCATACGGAATCGCCAGATAGGCCTGCCCCAGAGTGCCGCCCGAAAGATAGATATTGCGGCCGTTCACGCGCGTGTCGCTCGAGGTAGGAATGGCTGTCAGCGTGATCTGCTGATTGGTTACGGTGATCGAGGTGCCGGTGGCAAACGGGTCGGACTCGGTCATGAGCCCCGTGCCCGCGTCGTTATACACATAGGTCACCCACACCGAGTAGGTCCCGTTGGGATTGCCGGCCGAGCCTGCGGCCGCCGTGGGCCCGCTTGCCGGCGCCGCCACTCCGTATGCCGAATAGCCGCTTCCCACATTGTGCCGCCCCTGCTGCGCCCGGTTGACGATCCAGTTCCACCCGAGCATCCCCACCATGCCCAGCCGGTTGCCGTCGAATCCGGTGGCCACGGGCGAGGTGCCGCTCGCGTAATACAGCTTTCCCGAGCTCGTGCCCCAGTAGATCGCGGTATTGAACACCATGGCCGAGTGCAGCGTGCCCGCGCCGTTATACCGCGTCGATCCCGTATAGCCGTAGCGCGAGGTGAATTTGCCGTCCCGGTCGGTGCGGAAGTTCTGCAGCAGCAGGGCGTCTTTTTCCGCCGCCTTGTCTCCCGGCGGCAGCAGATTCAGGCCTCCGCCCACGATCTGGAGCTTCTTGCGTTCGTACCCCATCTATTGCCCCGGCCCCCAATACTGCTCCATGATCTGCTCGTACATCTCGGCCCTCGCCTGGAAATGCTGCCCCATCTCCTCCATCCGCTCCTCGCTCTCTTTCGAGCGCGCCCCCTCGAGCATCCGGTAGGAAAAGTAATCCTGAAGCACGGTCGCAAGCGGCAGCGCCGATGTCCCCGGCGTCACCGTCTGGGCGTACATCTGGCACACCTGCTGTAATGTCCCGCCCGCGTTCGGATTGGGATAGAGCGTGATCGTCCCTACGCCGCCCGCATCCAGGCTCGCCCGCGCCGCCGCCCCCGCGGTCCCCTGCCAGGCGGCATCGAGCGCCCATAGATCGCGCACGCTCGTCAGCCGCAAGAGAGACGAGCCCAGCGCCGCCGCCACCGTGAACACGTGCGCCGCGGGCAGGCTATAGGTCGCCGTGCCCGCCGTCACCGTGACGGAGCTGTCCACCGTAATCAGCACTCCCGCCTCGTAGGCGATCTTTTTGGCGGCATCGTCGGCAAACTGATAGAGCTCCGCCGGCGTCACCCAGGAGCTCGGGCCGATATCGTTTGCGCCCTGAAATCCCAGCCGGTAGAGCACATCGAGCAGACAGTTTTCGATGTCGAGCACATTGGGGTTGCCCGCGAGATTGGCTCCGCGCCCGCCCCAAAGCGTCTGCTGCCACAGTCCGGAGATCAGCGATGATCCCATAACATTTCAGATCCCGCCCTCAGTAGGGCGAGCACGTATACACCAGCGTGTCCCCCGAGACCGTGGTCCCGGAGAAGTTGGCCGCGCTCGCCGAGCTCGCGCTCTCATACATGGCGTTGGCCGAGCCCGTATGCGTAAGGTTCTGCATCGTGCATGCCCAGCCGTTGGGCGCCACCACCGCCGATCCGAAGCTCAGTCCCACATTGCACGTTCCGGTGACGGTGCTCGCGATCTTCCCGGCAGAGGGCGTGCTTCCGCTCCCCAGCGTGCCGCACGTGACTACGCTCATCGACGCCAAGTTGCCGTTGAACAGGATCGGCGGAAACGCGACAAAGGCCGGATCGAAATACTGCGGAGGCGTTCGCGATCCCACCGGCTGCACCCCGGTATTGAAATTGGGCGCGGTGATCGAAGTCGGATAATACGTGCTGTAGTTGCCCAGCGTAATGCCGCTGACCGTGTATACGATGCCGCCGTAGGACGTATTGACGTAGGATCCGCCGATGGAATTGCCGGTGATGTTCAACTCGAGCGCCGGCCACTGCACATAAATCCCGGAACTGCCGAGCGCGTCCCCGCTGCAGCCGGACGAGGTGCAGCTCAATGAATTGGTCGGGAATGCATTGTAGTAGTTGTAATCCGTGATCTGGTTGTTGTGTACGTCGATATTCCCGCCCGATAAGATCGAGATCCCCGCTCCGGCCATGCCGAAGATCTGGTTGTCCGCGATCGAGACCTTGGCCGCCGTGCGCACATAGGTCCACGGAGTGGCCGGAGGCGCGAAGTAGATCCCCGTCATCAGCCCCCCCGGGCTGCCGATGCGATTCCGCTCCACGCGGAAATTGAGCGCGAACATGTTGGTGTTGGCCGTCATGTCGAAATCCACTCCGTACATGCGGTTGAAGTCCATATAGTTGTCCGCGATCAGCGTGTCGAGCAGGGCGTCGGAAGCCGAGTGCGCGGCGACGGCCGCCACGTGGACCCCGCTATAGTTCGTCCATTCAATGGAGTTGTGGGTCACTTCGCAGACTTCGCAGGACGCGATCCACACGCCGTACTCCGATCCCACCGCATCGGTATGGTTGGTGATGTTGTTGCCGTTGATGGTGATGGTCCGCGGCGCCGATCCCGAACCGAAATTGACGATCTCGTTGTGCTCCACGTACGCATAGGTCGGATAGCCATAGGTTCCCGATACCGAGTGGTGTAGAAATACCGCCGCGATGCCGACCTGCGCCGCGGTATTGGCGTTGTCCCAAATGCTCGTGAACTCGTTGTACTCGATGAACATGCGGCCCACGCCATCGGCATCCACGCCGTACGGCATGTTCCACAGCGCGTTGCCTTCGACCCTGCACTCCCAGCAGGCGAACAGGTGAATGTGGGCGCCCGAAGTCGGCTTGTTCGAAATGCTCGAAGGCGGACCGGCGCTGTAGTTGAGCGTCTGGGAGAGATAGAATCCGGTGATCCGCACATTGCTTACCGGCCCCGCCACATAAATGGAATCGCCGAAATCGGCGGTGCGCGTATACGGCACGGCCGACTGGATGCCCGGACCCTGGAGCCAGATGTTCGAACACGGTATCGTCACTTTGGCGTTCCACACGGAGCCTATGGTGCTCGCCGGCACCGTCACGATGCCGCCTCCGGTAACGCAGGCCGCCATCACCGCCTCCTGGATCCCGAAGGTCGCCGGCTGTATCTGCCATCCCGCGCCGTGCGTATGATTGACCGTCAGCACCAGCGTGCCGCTCGACGAGCCCGAGGTGCAGGTGCCCCCCGTAATGAGCGCCGGTTCGGCGGTGCCGCCGGTACCGGCCGTCAGCCACACGTAGGCGTTATTGACCGAGTAGCTGTTGATCCCCAAGGGGCAGTTGAGCGAGATCACGTCTGAGCCCGCGGCCAGCGTCCCCCCCGGCGACTGCGCCGCGAAGTTATACGCCGCGGTAGTCAGTTCCGGCGACTTCGGCACATTCGCCAGATTCGCCCCGAGCGCCCCCTCGATGGCCTCGATTTCGGCGCGTACCGCGTTGTGGTGCCAGGCGTCGATATACAGGCTCACGCAGCCCGAGGCCGTGCCCGGATTGCAGTTGGCTCCGGTGGCCGAGTGCGTGGCCACCGTGGTGCTGTCGAATCCGCGCCCGCTCAAAGAAGGACAGCTCGACTGGCCCACTGTCAGATGCGTGCCGTCGGGAACCGCGCAGACCGCGACATTTTCATTGTCCAGTGTTACTACCGAATTAGCGGTGATCCCGCTCGAATTGGCCACCTGGATGGTGGTATCGGTCGAGGCCACCGGAAAGGTAATGGTGGTCTGCACATTGTTCGCTACCACCTTGAGCTGTTGATCGGTAACTACGGCCCCCGGAAATACGGCCGTCTGGGCCGGGGCCATTACGAGGCACGCAAGCCATAGCGCGCAGAGTCGAAACGTCTTCACGTACCTGAATTCGACACTAGCCCTGGACGGGCACTTTGCGGTTGGGCACCAGGTCCGGACGCAGCTTCAGCAGCTTCGAGCGGTCGAACTTCTCGATCTCGAACGGAACCTTGTCGTAGCGGCTGCCCAGATTGCGCGAACGCACATAGGCCGCATAGTTTTTCGCCCCATCCAAAAACCCATGAAACAGCGGCATTGCCTTGGCGAACTCCTGCGCCCCCTCCACCTGCCGCATGCGATAAATCGCGTAATCCACCAGCCGCGGCGCATACTCCACCGGAATCTCGGGCACATCCGCGGCATTCGCCAGAGCCACCGGCGCGCGCGCATAGGTCACATTCACCGTCACCTGGGCCGTAGGCTGCTTATACACCGCCACCAGATCCGCCCCCAGCGCCGCATAGCGCGTCGGCGGAACCGCCCCCGCCGCGGCCGATGCCATCCAGCCCGGATCGAGCGAGGCCAGATCCTCCAGGCGCGCCGGCCGGATCTTTACTCCCGCCGAAGTGGTGATGCGCAGGCACGCGATCCAGTCGTTGAATACGCCCAGCATATGGGTAAATGTGGTGTTCGCCGGAATCACCCATGCCGCCGTCTTTTCCAGGCCCAGCGTCAATAGGCAAAAGAAGCGCTGCGCCTCGTTCAGCGCCGCGGTAATCTCGTTCTGCGGATAAAACGTGTAGCCGGTCTGGCCTTCATTCAAGCGCTGGCTGACCAGCGCCTGCATGGTCGAGAGCTGCACTAGTTTGGCCCGCCCTGGCCCGGCCCCCAGTTCCTCGATAACGCGCGGGTCGCTCTTTGCGTGCGGTGCCTGGTAAACCGCGCCGTCATCCCGAGCGCCCTCTTCGGCCGCTTCTGCCAGTGCTCGAGCCGCAGCAGGCGCGCGAGCTCCTCGGCGAACTTCATCTCATAGCCCTTGGCTTTGTTGAACTGCTCCAAGTGCAGCGCGATTTCGGCGCGCGCGCCGTAGAGCAGCACCGAATCGCTCACCCAAGGCAGCGGGCTCGCCGAAGTGTTCGAGCCGTTGAAAAACGTGCCTCCGTGGACGTACTCGAGCGGGAAGCCGCGCGCATGCAACGGCGGCGGGAAAAACTCGATCTGGTGGTATACCGGCTGGCTCGACTCGTTGGTGTCGTCGTAGAGCGCCGCATATACCGGGTCCTCGACTAATGTGCGCGGGCCCGCGCTCGCGTCTAATTGGTCTTTGGTGAAGATGTGGAGCGGCTGGTTGGTGACGGGGTCCAGGCAGGAGACAATGGTGCGGACGTCGGAAGGAAGCGCGTAGATGTGCTGCATGAGCACGTAGGCCGAGCCGCTGTACACCGTGCCCGCCGCATCGATCCCGTTGCCTTCATAAGGCCGGTCGAGAGTGAGCTGCGTCGGGCCGACATAGCTCGCAGTATAGATCACCGTATCGCCGGGCCGGTAGAATCGCGGAATATTGCCGAGCTGGCCGCTCGTCCACGCCGTGCCCGCGCCGGTTACCGTAGCCGAGCCCACCGTCAAGGTAACGGTGTCGGTTCCGGACTGGTAGGCCGCCTGGCTCTGGACCGTGGTGTGGTACTTCAGCCCCTGCCAGTCGTTGGCCTCGAGCACCTGCTCATAGCGTGAATTGAGCCAGCCGTCCAGCAGATCGAGCGGAATGCCCGGCGCGCCGGTCTGTAGCTGTAAGCGCAGGTTGCCCCAGGTTGAGATGCCCACGCCTTTGTATTCGACACTTCGGCCGCCCGGCTATTTGCCGGCGCCCGTCAGGGTCAGGCTGTGCGCCGCTCCTCCCCCGCCCCCGCCGCCGCCCGTGCCCGCGATCACATGCACTCCGGCCAGCACCTGATTGCTGCCCCCGCCCCCGCTAAAGCTGTGGCTGTTGCTCGTGCCGCCTAACTTGTACGAGCCCGCGCCGCCCGGGGAGTAAGCTCCATCGTCCCAAAATTGCGTGAAGTTGGTCGTGGGTGTGGCGCCGTTATTCACATAGCTCGCGACCGTAGCCCCATCGCTCGAGGAAGTCACCGTGATCGATGTAGCTCCGAGGGCGGTGGTGTTGTCGCTGGTCTTGACCCCGGTAGTGGTATCGGTGCCCGTAAACGATATCGCACCCATATACACATCCATGTGAGTGGTCCAGCTCGCCGAGATGGTCTTTGCCCCGGCCGCCGGATTGACGAGCGTAAATATGTACACCGTCACCGCATCGATACCGGTGCCTGTCGTGGTGTTGGATTGCGCGGTCATGGCAGTGCCGTTCCACGTGACTGCGAGCGAACCGGGCGAGTTGGTTCCGGCGCCCGATGTCCGCTGGAACCCAATAGTCACCACGAGTAGCGTGGCTGAGGCTCCCACCGTAATCCCTGTCGAAGTGATCGACTGAACGTTGGTTGCGTCCTGGGCGGTGCCGTCGGACGAGTTGCCCGCGGTCATGGTAGCGTCCACAGCCACCGCGCCCCAGCCCTGGACCGCGAGCAGCAGCAGCAGTCCCAGCCGCTTAGAACTGCACATAGGCCAGCACGCCCGTCACCTGCGCCGAAGCGAAGATGCATAGCGCATCGCCCGAAGTGGCGGTCTTGGCCCAGGCCCGGCTTTGAAACGGCAGCACAAAGCCCCCGTTGGCCGAGAGCTGCGCGCCCAGCGCCGCGGTCGCCCCACCCAGCATGCCCGCCGTCCCGGTCCCGCAGGTAGTTCCGGTCCCCTCCACCAGATTCACGTTGGCCGCGGCCGTCACCGGCGCGAGAAACATCTGGCACAGGTACACGTTCTTGCCCGTCGATCCGGCCGCGATCTGAGTGTTGGCCGAAACATTGATCGGATAATAGCTCCACGACTGGAACGCGCACGGATCCAGATACTGCACCCGGGAGTTGGTCCCATCGGTGCCCGCCACCTGAACCGCGTTGGCCGGCGCCGCGCTGCCCGGAGCCTGATCCACCGCCGCGCCCGCATTGCCCGTGATCCCCACCTTCTGCACGCCCGAAGCCGCGGTCGCGACCGCGTTGCCGTTTACCTGCGTGAGATTCTGGGTCCACGGCCCCGAAGCCTGCGTCACCGCCCCGATGGTGTTCGATCCCGCCGGTAATGCATTCACCGACACTGTGCCCGAAACCGGCTGTGTCACCGCCGATCCGTCCACCTTGAGCGCGTTCGCGCCCGTAACCGTAGCCGCATTGCCGCCCTGGCTGATGGTCATGAGCCACGGCGTCGTATTGGCCGTATTGCCCGGCTGCACCGTCCAGGCGCCCGACTGCGACACCGGCAAGGTGCCGTTCACATTCACGTACAGCCGTCCCGAGCTGTCGGTCAGGAATCCGCGCAGGTTGCTGCCGTCCGTGCCCGCCATCTGCGCCAGATAGGGCGGAGCCGCCGATCCCGCCGTGCCCACCCACGAAAATAGCGCTTCCGGCTGGCCCGCCGCGCGCATCGCCACGCCCGCCGCCGCGCCCGAAGTGTAGCTCGACAGGCGGATCCGCACCGAGCCCGCTCCGCCCGGCACGAGAATGTTATACGTTCCCGCGGTCGACGAAACGCTCAGAGTCCCCGTCCAGAACGAGCCCGCCTGGCTCGACCGCAAATACGTGGCCGTCCAGGTAGTGCCGCCGTCGCTTGAGAACTCGGGCGTAATGGTGCCCACCAGATTGTTGCCGCTGGGCAGGGTAAATGAGACCGAATTGACGCCCGCCATGGCGACGGAGAGCGTGCTGCCGGCCGCCGTCAGATTGCCGGTAGCCGTAGTGTCGGCCGCGCCCGAGCATCCCGATGCGCAGTCCACCTTGAGATTGCCGCCCGAATCCAGATTGCCGCCCGCCAGGTTGCCGCTATTGTCCTTGAACCCGACGGCATTGCCGGTAGACGGAAACGCGCCGCCGAAGGCCGGCCCGCTCGAAGCGCTGCAGCCCACCGTGCAGTTCACCTGCAGATAGCTGCTTCCGTCGAACGTGAACGGCGGCTGCATCTGAGCCAGGAGCGCGCCCGGAATTACGAGACCCAGAGCCAGAAGCCATTTCATGGATTTATGACCGGAACCGCCACCAGGCGCGCCTGGAGGCAATAGTTGCCGACGATGAGCGCTCCGCGCCCGCCGGAGCAGCGGGAATCGGAGCAGGCGCAGCCGGCGGAGCCGGAGCCTGCGGAGCTACAAAGCGCGGCGCAGCCATATCGGCAAACCCCATCTGCACGCCCAGTTCGACCGCGCGCGCCTCCGAAGGCGGAAATACGATGCGCACCGTATCGTCGCGCCGGATGCCGCCCGCCGTCTCAAAGGCAATCGGTTTCTCCGACAGATCGCGCACCCGCCGGAACAGATGCCGCTCGAGCTCGCAATCCACCGAATCGAAATAGAAACGGCCGGTGCGGCTCTCCTCCACAATCACTTCGAAATCCGGCCGGATGCCGTCGCCCTCTTTCGTAAGAGCCACGTCGCCCGCCCGCTGCAGATAGCCGCGCAGGGCGCAAGCGCAATCGGAATCGCCCGTGATCTTCACTCTCATCGCACACTCCGCACAATCAACGGCCCGGTGCCCGATACGGGCTGGGCATAGCAGACCGCCTGGCCTCCCGGAAACGCCGGATAGGCGCCCGGTGTATTCGAGCTCTGGAGCAGCAGCTCCGAGCCCGGACCCAGGGTCTCCTGCGTGGTCCCGTCGGCCTGGTCGGTGCGCAGATAGATGTTCACCCCGGTGGCATTGCGCAGCATCACCTTCGAGCAGTTGTTCGGCGGAGCCACCGCCGTCCACGCCACGCTCGAAAGCGTAATCTGGCTGTTCTGCCAGTTATTGGGCTGCGCCGAAGCCATCTAGGGCAGGATCTCCGCGTCGATCGCCACCGTGGCCGAGTTGCCCGTCCCGAGCACGATCTGCACCGCCCACTGCATCGGCAGCGTAATCGCGCCCGCGGCATAGCTCGAGCCCGCCGCGAACGTCACTCCCGCCGGTGCAATCGAGCCCGTCTCCCCCGGATAGAAATCGAATACCAGCCGCGCCCCCGAGGTCGCCGAAAGCATATGCGTTCCCGAAAACGAAGCCAGCTGAATATTGGCGCCCCCGTCCGGAGCGGCGGCCATCAGGCTGATGGAATCGGTTCCCGCTCCTTGGGTGGTGGCCGAACAGTAGATATAGAGGCGCAGGCCCCGGCCCACCGTCACCTTCTCGGTCTGCGAGGTGACGGTCTGGGCCGAAAGCGCCGTAGCCGGATAGAGGTTGCGCCGCTGGGCGCGTAAGCCGAATGCCATTAGCTTCAGCCCCCTTAGTAGATTGCGTTCGGATCCGTGCTCAGGTTGTCGTAGCGGTTGAGCAGCAGAGTCGGAATGTAGCCCGCGGGCGTGGACTGCGTGCTGCCCGAGAGATTCACCATTACCATCACCAGGTCGTACGGTCCCGAGCCGGTCACATACACCCCGAGCACGTACAGCTTGAGCGCGGTGAGCGCATCGGTGGTCGCCCCGTTGACGTTGTCCTGGCTCATGAACTCGTACATGTCGCCCGGATAGTAATCGGGCGCGCGGCCCGGACAGTTGGAAGTGATGTTCCAGGCCACGACCGAGTTGTTGGTGATGCCGGTGAGCTGCGTCGGCGCGACCGAAGGACTATAGGTCGCCTGCAGTACCAGGTCGGTCGGCAGCACCTGCTTGTTTTCAGCGTTGGTGGATTTGTTGACCGGATAGGGCGCGGTCATCGCGAGCACGCTGCGGTCCTTGGGGACGCGCCGCGGCGAGACTCGCGACCGCTCCACCAATGTGGAGATCGGCCGCGTGTATTGCGGTTGCAATGCCATTGTCTGTTCGCCTCGTTCCTTTTAAGTCGCTTTAGCTGCTGGGGACGCCGTATACGCCGTAGAAGCCGTTGAAGCCCACGGAGAACCGCATCCAGCCCGCCGTCTTCACGCCGCGCGAATCGAAATCGACATCGTGCACCGTGTTGAAGCTCTCGCGGTTGTAGTAGCGCAGCTCGGTATCGCTCACTTCGCCTTCGAGGAACCAGGCATGCGGATCGGTCAGGTAGTCCCAGACCATCCAGCTGTCGAAGCTCGGCATGCCGCTGCGGCGCCGGAACGCGTTGATCGTCCGGTTGGCCGTGTCGGCCCGGTCGGTTCCGCCCAAAAGCTCGGCCGCTACAAATTCGAGAGCCGGAGGAACGATCATCTTCTTGGTCGGGATGCGCAGCTTTTTGCCGCGGTGATCGACCGTCTGCCGCAT